GAAAACGCGCATCAGACTTGGCAGCATGGCCGAGACAGTGTCCCGCACTTCCATGGCCACCACCTTGCTGTTGCCTTCGACCTCATTGCCAAATAAATCACCGCGATAGTATTCAGTCCCCTTGGCGCGTGTGGGTGACAGATCACTGTCCACATAGCTGATGGCATCGGTCAGGTCTTGCGTGACAATGGCTTGCAGCTCTGCATCATCCATTGGCTCGGTGGCTGCAATGTCGGTGGATAGGTTTTCAATATCGTTCATTTCAATCCCCAAAAATATAGGTCTTTTGCACTAAGGCACTGGCCAAATTTGTATTGTTTGAAGAAAGGCTTGAAGTCATTGAAATCTTCCTCCCTCAAATTTTGGTAGTAATCGTTTGTAAATGGCGCGTCTATCGGTGATGCCCGACTCGTGCCATGCTCTGGTCTGCCTATTGTGGCACAGGAGAAAATCACCAGACCACCCTCCCGCACTAAGTCAATCATCTTTTGAAACGTCTTTTCCCAGTGTTTGTCATGCTCAAAGCACTCACATGAGATCACCACATCAAATATCCCGTCTGGGTATGGCAGCTCATGGCCTCGGCACACAATGTCCACCCCTGGTCCCTCACCCAAGTCACAGCCAATGTATTTGTCTGGATTCTCAAAAAACTGCCTTACGCTGCCGTTGATGTTCAAAGAGCCAACTTCCAAGACCTTGGTCTGGCTGAAGTATTCTGGGAATTGGGCTTTGACACTGGCCACAAAACTAAGTTGCTGCTGGTGACTCATGCAAAAATCCTTATATATGGCTCGGATCAATTTTAATTGTGAACAAACAGGATGTGCGGTAGTTTTACCACCAAAATCTCTTGGTCATCTAGCAAGATATCTTCAAAATAGCTCGCATCTCCAGCATAGCCTTTGTCTCGAAATCCAACCCTTTTAGCTCTGTCTGTCTTCACAATTGCAGCGCTTATGTCAATTGAATTGCGCCTATAACTTGTTTCAAAGTAAGAATAAGGCGGCAAATCTCTACCGCCAGGTCGATCATGGGAATGCACCATGTCAAACAAAATGACATCAGGCTGCCCAGTGGCCACGTTCAAAATCTCTACCGCCCTGGGGATAAAGTAATTATCCGCATTGGTCAGCAGCAAATAATCGCCCGTGGCCTGCTCAATCCCAATCTGTCTCAAAGAATGCCCGTAGTCGTTAAATCTAGACTCTGTGCAAAAATATTTAATTTTCTCTGGCATCTGCTTGGCCAGTGGCCGCATTGCCTTTTCAAACTCGGTGCTTGGCCCATCGTGAATGACTGTAAGTCGCCAGTTGTCTGCGCTCTGATTTATCCAAGACTGGACAAACACCCGCATTTCATTGGTGCGCTCATAGGCCACCGCGAATACATCAATCAAACCATGCCTTCGCATATTCGGGTCGATTCTCTTTGAGCCATGGCATTGCATCCTCATGCAGCTGCTTGGCATTCATGCCAATGGTGTTGCTGCCAATGTGGTGGACATAGCTTGCACTCACATAGTGGCCGTAGCCTTTTTGGATTAAGTCCATACAATGCACATCATCGCTGTACCAATTCAGAGGGGGAAACTTTGCCTCTTCAAATGCGTCACTTGATATCCATGCAAAGATTGGGCTAACCTCTTGGACCAGTTTGATGTGGGCCTCAGACGGAAATTTGTAGAAGCTCAGTCGCTCACCAGGCTGGCAAATGCGCACATTCTGGCCAGACCTTGCCGCATCACTTCGAGCCGCCACCCACCCAGCTTTGTAGCTGTTCATGGTCCTGACAATGGCCACATCTTCCATCAGCACCTTCACGCTGGTGGGGGTCAGCACAATGTCGTCATTGGCCACAATGCATGATGACCAGTCCTTGAGCGCTGCCGTGATCACCTCGTTGTAGTCATCGCCAAAGTTTCTTGGCTGGCCATAGATTTTAAAGTCAGCTTGAAAGTTCTCAATCACCGACTCAGGGCCGCGCAAGTAGACCGGACACTCTGGCGCATATTGCTTGATGGATTCCAGCAGCACGGCCAGACCATGGCCCCTGACAGTGGCAATGACAATCGGACAAATCATTTCTTGGCCTTGTTTCTTGCAGATATTGCAGCCGCCTTGGCTTTGGCATCGGCCTTGGAGCTTGCGCCCCATGCCTTCAGACTTAGCAGCAGCCTGGTCGGCTCACCGCCCTTCATCTCAGGACCAGGCATATTGCCCATCCGCGCCAAGAATGATGCGCGTCTTGGGTTGTCGCCAGCCTTGACTGGCGCTTTCAAGTTCATACCCTGCGCCTTCGCACTGGCACGGCCCTTGGCATTTAAGCCGCCAGAGGGTGACTTGCCCTCTTTACGCTGCCAAGCTGGGGTCTTCATTTCTTTTTCACTGGCTTGGCGGTTTTAGCCGCTGCCTTAAAGTCAGCAGCGCTTGGCGCGCCCTTTGCCCCAGGCTTGCGCATTTTCTCTTTGCTGCCAGCAGCAATTCTTTCGCGTTTTCGATGAATATTTTCATACAAACCTTTCATTCCTCTTCTCCCTCTTCATAGTCCTCTTCACCCTCTTGCTCACCCGTATTGGGACCACCCACCACCCATGCATCGCACGTTCTGCTTGCCGCGCACTTGAAGTCAAAGATTTCGCAATAACCCAAATCGGCCAACTTGATTGTTCCCCATGGGTCGGCTTCCATGCCAATGCCCTGTGCAATGCACTCTTTGATCTTGTCAGACACATTGAATGCCGCGCAGTTACCGCATAGGCTCTGCTTTGCATCTTCCATGCTCACATCCCACTGGTCAGCCTTCTTGCGCCAAAAAGCCTCATTGGGCAGCTTGGGATTCTCAGGACCATAGGCCGCGCTGGTGATTGCCTTGGCGCGGTTTTTCAGATTGAGGGTAATGTCTTGCGTGGGCAATGGGCAGTTCTCGCCTGCGCCCATGTCCTCGCCCTCTTCTCGGTCCATGACCTGATCCATGGTGCGTTTTAAAGTAGCCATTATTTTTTCGCCTTGTTTGTGGCCGTGCGCTGACCGCGCATTGGCAGCTTTGCCTCAGACATTGCAATGGCAATGGCCTGCTTGGGATTCTTGACAGTCTTGCCGCTAGAGGTCAGCTTGCCAGCCTTGTACTCACCCATCACTTTGCCGACCTTCTTTTGCGCTTTACTCATTGCCTTCATAGGTTTCCCCCATTGGTTTGTCAATACCCGAATTATGCAACCCTGACAAGGTTTCTGCGCAGGGGTTGAGACCACTTTCCTGATCCACTTGACCCGTACATTCCAGAAATTGCATCACTTGCAAATGTCAGGACAAAGGCATCGGCCTTGTCTGGGCTTGGCAGGCCGCGTCTCTTAATCTCGTCTTTCCCTTCGATGGCGATCTTGCCGTTTGAAGTGAATGAGTACCGCACTGTGGCCAGCTCGGCAATCAAGACCTCATCCTTTGGCATCTTGCAGTCTCTGGCCTCAAGCCACGCCCTTGCTTTGTACCAAAGCTCTGCTTTGAGATTCCTGTAAGTCCCACCCATCGCGGGTGATTCCGAGACATTGATCCCTCTGGCCGGCAGCCCCAACTCCCGCAGCCGGTCCACCACGCCAGCCCCAAGGCCAATGCTATCCACCAGTATTTCCTTCGGCTGCTGGCTCGGTGGCAGCGCCTGGTACTCGGCCACCACCGCACCAGTCAATTGCATCAAGTCCAAATTTTTCCATGTCCTGATAGCCTCAGTCACCGCATTCCCTTGGCGCTTGCACAGTGCTGATCTGTCACTACCAAACCTTGCCACATCCAAGCCCCATAGCATGGGCGCATAGTCACTTGGCGCGACATCCCGATTGACCGCGCTTTCCAGCAAGTCCATGGCAATGACAGTGTCATCATCACCCTTGGGAAACTCCCCGATTACCCTGATCCGGTAGACGTTGCTTTCCTCGCCATACCTCATGGCCATCTCTTTGACGTACTCATCGCTCACCCGTGGCGAGTCAGTGCAGGCCACTTGAAACGTGGTCCACTCATCTGCCAGGCGCGTGTGGGTGTCGTAGAAAAACCCAGAGCTTCTGACCGGATTGCCCAGTAACAGCGTCACCGCATTGTGGCCCGACATACTTCCAGCCGCGGCCTCAAACACTTGCTCTGGCACACCAGAAGCCTCATCGGCCACCAGCATCACATTCTCTGAGTGAATCCCCTGCAAGGCTTCCGGCTGCTCGGCCCGTGATGTCCTGGCCGAAATAAACATCTCAGTCGGTGCAGCATTGAATTCAATCCTCTCTTGCTTGACAGTGAGTAACCCCTGCAAAGGCAAAGGCATCGCATTGATCCACCTCTTCAGCTCGGCAAACATCGCGTCATACAGCTGTGAGCTTGTCGGTGCAGTCACCACCACCTTGACTGGCGATCTAGTCATAAAGTACCAGAGCATGGCCCAGCTGCTTGCCGTACTCTTGCCCACCCCGTGGCCACTTCTAACGCTGATCTTCCTGTCCCCCCTAGCAATCGCCCCAAGAAACTTCACTTGCCACGGGTCAGGGTCAACCCCCAAAACCTCCCGCACAAACAGCACTGGGTCCGGCTGATACCTCTCTACCCACTGACTGAAAACATTTTCTTTCATGGATGAATAGTCTCATAGATGGCCCATGCCTTGGGACTCATCGCCCACTTATGCGCATCTAGCTCATCAGTCCGCACCAGTATCAGCAAGTGATACGTCATCGCTAGGTCAAACCTCTCCTCATTGATCGCCTCCATCATCCGAATCTTCAAATCCAGCAACATCACCGACAAATGCAACGCAGTCAACAAATCAGTCATTTATCCATCCTCGCTTGCTTTAAGTTCTGGCCCGTGATCCTGTCGGTCCAGCACGATGCACACAGCCACCTCGTCGCACTCATCTCCACCCCACCCTCTGGCGGCTTTTTCAAAGCGCATTTATTACAAAGCTGTAATTTGTGGCCATGCACGTTCCCATTCAATCTCACATGGTTATTTACAAAATTACTCTTCACTGTATTTTCTGCACTTTATTATCAGGGTGAATTAACCACTTATCACCCAATATTCTTAATGCCTTAATATATTGCAATTGATTATGTCTGTTAGTGCTAGTAGGCACATAATCGACACAAAATAACTTCCTGACTTTAGTTAATAACGTGATATTCATATAATCCCCACGATCTGGTTAATGTCCACCCAAGTGTGCCAGACAATTGTCCCATCCAAGCTCATTAGCTTGCAGAACACTTTCTTGTCTTGAGCCTCATCAGTGTCTAACACAATCCACTCCTGCCCTTTGATGACCACTGTCGCTTGCTTCGTTTTCATAGGTTTAGCTCCGTTGTTTGTGGAGTTGACATTTTTGCACAATTTGACTTAGTTGTTACTTTTTTAAAAAATTTTTTTTGTAGGTGTTTAGTGCCGCCACAGTCGCCCCCGCCAAAGCGGCCACGGGGGGGTCGCGGCCACCGACCGCCAGCCGGCCACCACCGACTTATCCACGGATTTTGGCCAACCTTATCCACAGATTCCTGTGCATAACTGGTCATGTAATACTTTGATGCACTTAATTCTGTGGATAACGACTTATCCACTTAACATAATGGTCGTTGTATAAAGTGACTGAATGCTTCGGTATTCATTTATGCAGAATCGTCTAGTGATACGACAGTGCGCTTGCGCAGGGCATCGAGCGCCATGCTTCCAAGGTCAATGTTGACCAGTGGCTGCTGCTTGTCACCATACTCGTCTGGCGCCTGCTTGGAGGCCAGCCAGCGCCTTGTGTCCACTCTCAGCTTGGCCACCTGTGCCTCTTGAGGCGTGGCAGCGTCTGCGATTTCTAGCGTTTCCTCTGCTAAACTTCGGCCACCACGCGCCCGCGCACGCGCAAGGGCAGAAGCCCGTGCTTCGCCCCCTCTATCGATCCAATCATAGAAAGCTGTGTGGCTTACCTTCAACGACCTTGCCAAGCTGAGAATGGTCTCGCCTTCGGAGAGTCTGTCTAGGATGGTAATTTCGCCACCGGCAGCGTGAATCTTCTTGTTGACATCAGTAGCTTCTTTGCGTGCAAGAGCTGCTTGCTCTTTGAGACCCATCTGCCTTTCGGCAATGTTGTCGGCCACTTCTGCAAGTGTTTGTGCTTTACGTTTTGGTTCAGCCATTCAGATAATCCTCAATTGTTTTGATTGCTTCGGCAGCTGATCTGGCGACCACTGCTCGATACCCTTTTGCATTTAACTGCAAACCCACAGCGCTTTGTTTGGCTGAGACCAAACCGGCCTTGGTCTTCATTTCCACAAATAGCGCATGAAACCCGTTTTTAGGCTCCAAGACGCAAAGGTCTGGCATCCCTGCCAATACCCCTTCAGAATGCAATCTGACGCGCTCTGAGGCCGTTCTATCGCCACCATTGGGTATTGCCGCAATGATGATGTCTGGATGAAACGCTCGAAAGTGTTGCACCACTTTGACCTGGTCAATGTGTTCAGTGTTTTTTCTTTTGCGTTTTAAGTCAACCACCATTCCTCGGATTCTACTGCCGAGGCTTTGGTCTGGAACATGTGGCAGCGGTGCTTGATGTCGGTCGGGAATGCAGCCAGTCCTGTTTGGCTGCACTGATGTTCGGACCATGTGACTGTTGCCCATCCACCTTTGACCTTTGCTTGGTCAAACATCCATTGCAGTGGCTTTGCGTTGACCTTTCGGTGTCTTTCCATCTGCTCTGCTGGCATCGACTGGCGCTGCTCGACCATTTCCGCATTAGCGCATTGATGGCAGAAAACGCGCTCATCTTCAATGAAATCTAAATTTGTGGATAACCTGTGCATAACTTTCCTTTGTTTTGGACCATCAAATGCTCGTTTCTAATACGGAAAGCCCTTAAGGAATTTTCCGCCTTTCCGCATTAGAAACTGAAGTACCTTCCAAGCCGAGACTGGTCTGTGGATAAGTGGGTCTAATGACCCCACTTATCCAACAATCCCTGCCATTGTCTAATACGGAATTCCGCATTAGTTCCGTATTAGTTCCGCCTTTCCGCATTAGACTAGTCACATCAACCTTACCCAGCCAGACAATGGCTCGTTTGGTGCGAATCTGGTGAAGATGGCCGTGCCAATATGCTTGCGGATATAGCCTGCGTCACTGCCTTTAACAGTTGAGAATATTTCAGTCCAATCGAGTTGGTA